TAGAGTGCAGCTTCAGGTGTCTGTTCCATAGTAATCTTTTCTAAAGTATCTTGATAAGATGTTACTATTGTAGTATTTTGGGGTTCCGTCGTCAAGCTGCTCTGTGAGGACTTTGTTTTTAAAGAGTTGTCTGGTCTCTTCGTAGTTTGTCTTGCCCTTTGTATGATGTAACGATAGGATAATTCGACTAAAATTTTGTTTGCCAAATTGTCTAATTTCTTCCTTAAGTTCCGGACAAGACCCATAGTACTTTTTCCAATCAGATTCTGATTTTACTTTTCTCTTTTTACCTTTAGGAGTTCTGAACTGCCAAAAATATTTACGTCCGATGTATTGTCTACCGTTTTCATTATTTGTAATGAGGTAGACGTAACCGAAGAAATCGCCAATATCGTCAGAAGTAAAAGTTGTACCTTCGTATAGCCAGGGATTTTCATAATCAATGTTCATACTCCTCAAGTATGTCTAACGCATTATTTAGTGCCTGTTGAGCTGCCCATCTTTCTTTGTCATTCCACTCAGGATACCATGTTTTAGAATGAATACCCTCTTTTATCTTCAGAAGACGTGCCTTCATGTAAGGCTTTGACAATCTACCGTTCATAAAATAATACGAATTGTAGGTTATATATTAGAGTTTGAACCCACTAAATGTATCTTTCTTTACATCCTGCTTTATTCCACCAACAACATAAGACTCAACCTCTGTCTCCTGTGGTGCCACTTGTAGACCCTTAGAACTGATCCAATGATCTGTCCATGGTAAAGGATTGTTTCTTGCAGAAATATCATAAAGTGGTTTTAGATTAATTGATCTAAGTCTTCTGTTTGCAATCCACTCAACGTATTGTTGAAGTAATTTATCATTCAAACCAATCATAGATCCATCTTTGAAAAGATAGTCAGCCCATCTCTTCTCCTCATTCACCGCACGATCAAACATTTTGTAAGTCCACTCTTCTTCCTCCTTCATGATCTCTTGCATTTCTGGATCATCACCCTTTCTCCAGTTCCTTAGAATGTTTTGGGTGAGGACGAGGTGTTGGTTTTCATCTCTCGCAATGAGGGATATGATCTTTGCGGATCCTTCCATGAGTTTGAGTTCGCCGAAAGCAAAAGAGCAAGCAAAAGATACATAAAAACGAATACCCTCCAAGATGTTGACATTAGCTACCGCACGATAAAGTTTTCTCTTTAATTCTTTTCTCTCCCACTCTGCTGTGGTGCTTTCACGATGACCCTCCTTCCACATATTACCTGTGCCCCATTCTTGAGCATAGTTAATAAAGTCATCATAAGACTCTGTGACACTTGCTGCACGTTCTAATATTCTTGGATCACTGATAATTTTATCAAATACTTCCGATGCGTCAGGATAAACGTTCTTTATAACGTATGTGTATGAACGACTATGAATCATCTCCATGAATCCCCATACTTCCATACATGACTCTAACTCAGGTAGTGAACAATATGGAATGAATGCCATTCCGGGTGCTCTACCTTGAACTGAGTCTAACATGATCTGATACTTCAAGTTAGAAGTATAGATATGCTTCTGTTCTGGTCTTAGTGATTGATAATCACCACGATCTTTTTGAAGAGATACCTCTTCTGGTCTCCAAAAATATCCTAATTGTTGTGTAGTTAGTCTATCAAATACAGGATATTTGAAAAAATCATACCTTTGAACACCAAGAGGCTGACCAAAAAACATTGGTTGCTTCTTTATGTTCACTTCATTTGTGTTAAATACTGTCATTCCGTCTACTTTAGATTGTGCAAGACTCACACTCTTCCTCCTCAGATGAATTTATTTCTTTCATTAAACATTCAAGATTCGGGGTCTCCTCTTCTATCTCATCACTCTTCATATCGTTAGTATTTTGATAATATGATGTCTTCCAACCATACTTATATGTGGTTAAAAGGTCTTGTGCCATCACTGATACAGGAACTTCAGAGTCGTCAAAGTGCTCTGGGTTGTATGACCAGTTCCCAGAGATTGCTTGATCGAAAAATTTCTGCATTACAGCGACTACGTTAATATATCCAGTGTTATCAGGCATATCCCAAAGAAGGGTGTAGTTGTTTTTCAGGCTTCCATAAGATGGAACCACCTGCTTAAGAGGCCCTTTCTTTGATTTTTTAACGGACAGGTAGTCTCTAGGAGGTTCGATTCCATTTGTTGCGTTTGACACAACGGAACTGCTCTCCGATGGCATCTGTGCGGACAATGTTGAGTGCCTAAGGCCATGTTCCAAGATAGATGCTCTAAGAGATTCCCAATCATGTTGATAGTCAGGATTGCTGATTTCGTCCACGTCCTTCTTATATGTATCAATCGGAAGAATTCCATCAGCATACTTTGTACGACCAAAGTTTTCGCAATAACCCTTCTCTTTTGCTAGATTATTCGATGCCTTGAGTAGATAAAATTGGAAAGATTCTGATAGTTGATGAACAGCATCCCATGCCTCTTGTGAATCATATTTGTAACCTAATTTTGCCAAATAATGTGCAAGACCTATGAATCCTATACCAAGTGATCTTCTCGCTCTTGTAGCGGTTTCTGCTGCCTTTACAGGGTACTCTTGATAGTCAATCAACTCATCCAATGCACGGACTGAAAGGTCACATAAGTCCTCTAATTCTTTATCAGATTGAACCTTACCTACGTTAATCGCTGATAGAATACAAAGTGCAATCTCACCGAGATGATCATCGATATGTTGTAGTGGATATGTTGGTAAAGTTATCTCCTGACAAAGATTACTCATTGTAACTTTATCTTTAAATGAAGAATGAGAATTGCAATGATCAATATTCATGATATAGATACGACCAGTCTCTGCTCTTTCCTTTAGCAACTCAAGTATTAATTCTTGTGCTCCTATAGTAGTCTTAGGGATAGATTCATTAGCCTCGTAAGTTCGATATAGTTCATCAAACTCTGGAGACCCAAAACTGTCAAAAAGGTTAGGAACGTCATGAGGAGAAAAGAGCGTGATTTGTTCATTGTCAATAAATCTTTGATAAAATAATGCACTAAGTTGTATGCTGTAGTCGAGTTTGCGAACTCGATTATCTTCTGTCCCTTTATTATTCTTTAAAACGATTATGTCTCTGATTTCTTGGTGCCAGATTGGGAAGTGGACAGTCGCTGATCCACCTCTAATGCCATTTTGAGTGCAACATCTGACAGTTGCTTCAAACTTTTTGAGGAACGGTACAACACCCGTGTGTTGAACTTCTCCACCCCTGATTTTACTGTTGATCCCACGGATGCGGCCTGCGTTGATACCGATACCAGCCCTTTGAGCGACATAGCGACCGATGGCCATATCAGAACTAAAAATACTATCCAAGGTGTCGTCAATATCAACGAGAACGCAAGACGCAAATTGCCGTATAGGTGTTCTGACACCGCCCATGATTGGGGTCGGAATGTTGATCTTGTGTTTGGAAACGGCATCGTAGTACTTTTTAACGTAATTCATTCGGACTTCTTTCGGATACTCTGCAAAGATTGTCAGAGCAATCATGATATACATGAACTGAGGTGACTCATAGACACCACCACCGCTTCTGTCCTGTACAAGATATTTATCAACGACTTGACGAAGACCAGCATATGTAAACAGGAAATCACGACTATGTTCGATGAAACCATTTGCTTTATCAATCTCTTCTTTTGAATATTTGTTGAATATATCTTTGTCATATACATCAATATTGGTGCAAGAATAGATATGATTCTCTAAATGAGGTAGATCTCTGATGCCACCATACAAACTTTTGCGAACAGAGAACAATAATAAACGTGCAGCTACATATTGATAGTTTGGATGATCAACGGATATGAGATCACTTGCAGATTTTATAAGTATTTCTTGTATCTCAGCAGTGGTAATACCATCATAGAACTGAATACCAGACTGTATCTCTACTTGACTCGCAGAGACCCCTGCAAGACCCTTACATGCCTCTTCAACCATGACATGCATCTTTTCTAGGTCTAATGGTTGTATTGAACCATCTCTCTTTACAACTTTAGTTCCGTTGCTCATATTTTTTTCCAAGAATTGAATTTTAATTTTGCTTTTAATCCAGAGAATGTATTTGATTCTAACACACTCTTTACATCATGTCCACCTAAAACCATGTCATTGATGTCCTTTTCCTCAATATTCTGAGGCCAAATGACTACTTTATCTCCTCGATCAATGACTTTGGAGATTCTGTTGTTGATTTCTCTGTTGCGAGGTTCATTATCAAAAACCCAAATATGATCGCTCCAACCAAACGACCCAATATCAAGATCGGCACCGCACATAGCAACCGAGTTCTCCACGAAGGAGGAATCGAAAGGCCCTTCAAGAATATAAATCGGTTTTTGTATATCAACTTCGTCAAGTCCATAGATTTTAGGAGCATCCTCATCTAACATGATAGTAATATATTTAACAGAGTTAGGGCCTAGAGACCTTCCCTGTATTCCAATAAGTTGATTCTCATATATTAAGGGAATAATTATGCGTGGTTCATCATATGTGACATCATCAAACTTTGTCACTAAAGTATTTACCCACCTTTTGAACGTGTCAGTGTAATAAAATTTGCTTGGATTTATATTTCTCTTTTCAAGATATTGTTTTGCGATCTGATTCTCTGATGCTTTTGGTAGATCTAACTTTGGTTTGAATTTAGGTGGTTCAAACTTAAATTTAGGTTCTTCTGCTACAAAATTACGACCTGTATGACCGTCCTTAAACTTCTCAAAGGTATATTGTTTATGCACATAGGGATCAACTGTCTTCAAAAAGTTGTTTAAAGACATGGATGCACCACAATTATGACACTTAAAGTTCACATTTGTCTTAACTGCGTACAAATATCCTCTAGTTTTACTCTTATTCTTCTTTGAATCACCACAAATTGGACATCTAAAATTATAGAGATCAGGTTTTACCCTTTTAAATCTCTGAAGTTTGGGTGATATGAGTCCAATAAACTTGGAATCAACGTGATCCATTCACAAAAGCGACTACTGGTTGTATTATAGCACTGTCTGCTGAATTAAACAACGGCTTCATCATTTTGATCGCTTGAGGGTTAGATATAACTACAACTGCTCCCAATGCTCCGATAGCAGTCCAAACTCTCCGTTCCAATACTGATAGTCTTGCACGAATGATGTCATGATCCCCGTCCATTTTATCACGGAGTTCGTCGATTTTAGTAAAGAGTATTCCGTCAATCTCTTCTTGCTTTGATATTTTCTCTTCATGGACTGCAAGCATCTTACTGACATTAGTATTTACCTCCGCAATTTTTTCAATCGCAGAGTCTAACTTTTGTACAAATTGTTCTAATACTTCTTGCTTCTGTTCTAGAATAGCAACCTTTACTTCTTCATCCATCGCTTCCTAGATCCTCGGCCGAGACCGATAATTTTTTTTTTCTCCTTACCTTTCCCATGACGGGATCAAATCCTGCTGTTGGCCCTTTGGCATCTGCCTTAGAACTGAACCCCGGTTTACCCACAGTGCTACCTGTCGTCATCATTTCTTCACGAATGATGTCGATAATTTTATCTAGCGGTGTTCTTTTCATTGTAATCCCGGTAGAGTTCCTTTAAACACTCCATATCGACCTGCACATCATGCATACTTGTTCTCGGATACTCAGGCATCCTGTTCAAGAATATAACAAAACTTTTCATCGTATCCCATAACTCCTCATCAATTTTAAAGAAGAGCATCGGAGTGGTTGCCTCACCCCAAATATTATAGAGCACTATAAAATGATTTAGTAAAAGATGAGATTTGAGAACACCAGTATTCTTATACCTCTTCAGTAGTCTTTTTATATACTTGAAGTGATTGAGATCCTTATCGAAGTCGTCTTTAGTGACAGCTTGTGGATTTTCATAATTTTTAATGGCAAATAAGAGGAAGTTGTCCTCGTTCAATTCATCAAATCTCATGTCATATTATTATGAAGTTATGCTTGTTGGATAAGGAATACCAGTTCCAATACCAGATGTCGCAATACCAGACATCGCTACGAATATTTCTTTCTTAACTCTTAGATTACCGTCTGTATCAGTGTAAGTTGTAACACCAACCCAACCTTCTCCAGATGTGTGATACTGATTAGTTACAGCGTTTGTTCCAGAAGAATCTGTACCGATACCGTAAACAAGAGAGTCACTCTCAGGTGCAGCAGTTGCAGTTCCTGAAGAATTAGAGTTTCTAAATCTATCTCCCTGAAGATCTTGTGTACACCAGATAGGCATCTGAGATACAGTAAATGATGTTCCAAGAAACTTGGAGTCTGCCAAACTTGTAACACCAGCACCAACAAGTGATTCGCTACTTGCAACTGTGCATCTCTCAGTTGTTGCAACTGATACGACAACTACATCACCGAAATACTTATTGATACCTGCACCTCTTCTACCGATTCTAATTACGTCTCCCTCATCTGCATGGCCAGTTTCGCCCCACTGTGTGTTGCTACCAAACAAAGTTAGTTTGCCATACCCGTGAGCAGTGCCATTGTAGTTAAAGTTAGTAACTAAACCAACACCACCGTCTGTGCCCTTGGTATCTTTACTATCGTTGTTACCCCAAAGTGCCATGTTTTTCCTTCTAAAATTTCTTTGCTAATGAATATTTATCAAACTGTAATCTTACAGTTTATCTTGCCACGATTGCCTTTTCTACTTGTTCCAATAGCTTGTCATCCATGTCAGTTTTTGTTAATTTAACTGCCTTTTTGAGGATAACTAGACAAACACCGATAAGTTTTTCTCCCAACTCTTCGTTGTCTGGGATCTTATCTACTGCATCTGATATAATTTTTGATGCGAATGGTAGTAAAAATGAAAGCATAATAATTACCTGAATGTTATATTATATAGGTCAGCAGTTCCAGCGTCTTCGTGCTTGTCTTAATCTGCTGTTAGGATCTTTTGCTGCCTTTGGAAATTTCTTCATTTGTCCTGCACTTCTTGCACAGTAACTCTTTCTTCTATTGGCAGACTTGCTTCCGGGTTTTAGTTTTGATGGAGGAGTAGTCACCGCTGTCTTTAATTTAGACCCCGGATTTCTACGGCGATACGCCTCAACACCCTTTTTTGTCATTCCAGCCCCACTTTTCGTGGGTCTTTTATGACCGGACTTGACGCTCATCCCCTTCATATCATCCTCTCTTACAACTTCAGTCTCTTCTTTCTTGACACAGTTTGGATATCTTTTACCAAACATTGTCTTCATGCCTTTCTTCTCATATCCTTTCCAACACTTCTCCTGAAACTGATGAAATGAGATTCCATCTTTTACAAACTCTTCTTTCGTGCTGTTGCCCCAGTTTGCAGCACCTACCTTACGACATTTGACTAATGCACCTGATGCATATGCACTTGGCCATACAGAGTATCTTGACTTGACCTTATGATAGCAAGCATCTTTTTTACCACTACCCTTACCTTTCTTATCTTTTGCTTCATACTGTACCTCATCATTTAATTTATTTCCAACCATTGTTCCTCTTTTTATTGGTTCAAACGGTTTTCTTTTAGGATTATTTTTTGCATATTCAGCATCTGCTTTCTTTCTTGCAGGTGTATTCAGATACCCTCCAGCTTTTTTATATCTCTGTACATAACTTTTGTCTTTCATGAAGTTTTCATTCATTTCTTTTGATTCTTTCATTTTCTTTTTAGGTTTGTCAGTTGAAACCATGGTAGGTTTTGCTGCACCTGTCTTTTGTGGTTGACCGGGATCAGCAGCGACCTTACGACGACGAGCACTATCTCTTTCGTCTTTACTCATTGATCTTCGTTTTGATGAAGACACACATTTAGGAGTTGTTTTTTGTCCGGGTTGGCGAGCACATGGTTTCCCATCATACTTACCACCGACTTGAACCCATCCTCTCACTCTACGTCCAGATTTAGTTGTCCCACTGGACTTACCAAACCAATCACGTAGACCTTCTTCACTCATGTCTTTGGGTTTTTTGCCCTTCTTTTTCATATTTATTGCAATAGCAGCCTGTTGAGCAGGGTTTGCTGCCTCTGATGTTGTGGTTGTATGCTGTTCGTCAGGTGTATTCTTTGCAAGATTTTTTGCTTTTTGTTTCTTTGATATCTTTGGCCCACCAATTGGATCACCATATTCATCTCTCTTCACATCCTCGTTCATCTTCTTCGTCTTCTTCTTCATCGTGTTAATAAACTTACGGTAAACGGCCGCTTCAGAGGTTTTACCCATCTCTCTCGCCCTTTGTT